TGTGTCTCCGTGTCTTTGTGGTGAGAGGCGAATTCCACATAATCTTGTGAGTGTTCCACCACCAAGGCGCCAAGCCACCAAGAAACACGAAGAAAAAAAATATAAAAATCCTTGGTGTCCTTTGTGTCTCTGTGTCTTTGTGGTGAGAGGTGATTTCCACATAATCTTGTGAGTGTTCCACCACCAAGGCTCCAAGGCACCAAGAAACACGAAGAAAAAATAGAAATCCTTGGTGTCCTTTGTGTCTCCGTGTCTTTGTGGTGAGAAGCGATTTCCACATAATCTTGTGAGTGTTCCACCACCAAGGCACCAAGAAACACGAAGAAAAAAATATAAAAATCCTTGGTGTCCTTTGTGTCTCCGTGTCTTTGTGGTGAGAGAATCCAGAGCCTATGCAGCAACGCGTATACCCCGTTGGGGTAGGCGGATATACCTCGTTGGGGTATTTTTTTGCCAAAACCCTACCCCAAAGGGGTATTTTTTCGCTTAGGGGATTGATTAATAGAAAATATGTTCTATATTATAGACAGCATGAAGGGCAGCAGAGCCGCAAGAGCAAACCACTCCCAGAGATGCCCGGCGTTCAGTCGCAGCGAGGCAATACAACCAAAACAACCAGGCTCCACGCGGTTCTGCTGCCTTCTGCAATCCACCACCCACCCACACACCCAAAGGAAACCCACATGACATCACAAACCCTGTCCACCACCGCCGCCGTCCTGCTGTCGCTGCTCTTTTCGTACGTACCCGGCCTGTCCGGTTGGTACGCCGCGCTGGATGCCACCCGCAAACGCCTGATCATGTTGGCGCTGCTTGCCCTCGTCGCCGGGGGCGCCTTCGCCCTGGCCTGCTCGGAATGGAGCGCTTACTTCGGCCTGACGCTCACCTGCGACCAGCCGGGAGCGGTGGTTCTGCTTCAGTCGCTGGTGCTGGCGTTGGCCGCTAACCAGTCCACCTACCTCATCACGCCCAGGCGGGACCAAGGAAAAGCACTGTGACTGAAAGAAATATCAATCCCCCCAACGGCAGCGATGCGCCCCACAACGGCGTCTACGGCGACCTGTTCAAGGCCATCGAAAAAACCTACCTGTCGCAGATCGAGAGCCCGTCCCTGGAGGACGAAATACAGATGCTGCGCCTTCTCATGCGGCGAGTGCTGGACCTCGCCCAGGAGGTCGACGACCTGGCGCTGGCGATCAAGGTCCTGAGCGCGTTGGGCGCCGCCAGCCAGCGCATCATGGGCCTGCGCAGGGTGCAGCAAACGCTGGCCGGTGATAAACGTGACGAGGTCAGCACGGCATTTTCCGAGGCACTGACCGAGGTTATACGTAAGTTCGATCTGCAGTGAGAGGCCGGGGGACATGAATAAAACCATCGAACGCTATCCATGCCCGCTGCGGGAAGACCTGCACGAGATAAACGAACGCAGCCGGGAGCTGGTTATCGCTATGCGCAACCTGCGCCGCGACCTGAACCACTGCGTTCAGTGCCAGCATTTCACCGGCTGCACATACCTGGACAACTTCAAAGCCACGGTCAACTCCGCCATCGATGAGGTGGCCGAAGAATGGAACCTGTCGAGCACGTTCGGTGGCCGGTCATTCTGAGCGTGCGAAGGACCTAGCGAAGAATCTCCACCAGCAGTACCCGAGATTCTTCGCCCTCCGTCGAACTGTGAAGATCCTTCGATCAGGCTCAGAAAAACAATCCGTCATCTTCTTACGATAAAAACAAGGAGCTCTTACCCATGCCCGCAATATCCGGTCAAAAAACTGTCACCACAGCCGGCGCCGCCGAAGCGCTCGGTAGCCAGCTTATCAACGGCCCCTTGATGGTCAGGGCGCTCGAAGCCAACACCGCCCCCGTCGCCATCGGTAACGACGGGGGCGGCGACGTGACACTCTCCAACGGCCTGCAGCTCGCCGCGGGAGACGTAGTGGTGTTCGATTTCATCGGCAGCCTGGACAGCGTCCGGGTTGACGCCACCACGGACGGTGAAGGTGTGGCGTGGCTGGCACTTAATGTTTAACACCCCCATGGGTAGTGCCCATCCCTACGGGTGGGTGCCTAACCAACGCTGATGATTGATATATTATCTTATTCCGCATTCAGGCGCGCCGGATTTCGGCGCATTGGCTACACGGTGGCACCCGCGCTGGCCAAGTTCACGCCTTCGCTTCTCCGGGGAGAAGCGAAGGTTGCGGTGTACGTTTATGACACTTTTACTGACGCGGACGGCGCCAGCCTGGACGCCCACACGCCCGATATCGACCTCGCAGGCGGCGGCTGGAGCGAGGCGCTGGCCGACTGGGCCATCACGGATAACCGCGGCCACCAGGACAACTCCGCTATCTCGTGTGCAGTGATCGACGCCGCCGCCGCTGATGTCAAAATTTCAATGGGCGGCGCCAACACCGCCACCAACCCCACCGCACGCGAGACCGGGGTCGTTCTGCGTTACAGCGACTGGTTGAATTATTGGGTCGTTGGCTGGAATCAATATGCAAATTTATTCAGAATATCTGAACGCGTAAACGGGACAGAAACCGTGCGCGCCAGCTCCGTGATATCCGGAGACACAGCCGAACATACCGTAGAAGCCGCTGCCAACGGCGCCACCATCCAGGCCACCTACGACGGAGTTAATGACATCGCCTATTCCAGCGCCACGTTCAACCAGGCAAAAACCGAGCATGGCGTGAGGTGCTTCCGCAGGTACGGCGACGGCGCGTACGTGGACGAGTTCAAGGTGGAGGCTCCATGATCGAGGCCCAGATCCTGACCTGGTGGCGCGAGGTCCCTACCCCGGAGACCAGGACAAGCGCTCGCTGCCCCCATCTTGTCGACCTGCTGCTGCGTCCGGGCGAGCGGGTGATCGACATCTCGCACACGCCGGCAGAAAACCTGTCGCCAAATCCAAACCTGGTCCTGGTCCAGTGCACCCTGTTCTCCAACACCTACCAGGCCATCCTGGACCACCCGGATTACGGGACCGGCTCTGTTTTCTTCAGCCAGGAGGCAGCGCCATGATAGGGCCGATGATATCGCCGATGATATCGCCGATGATATCGGTGATGATATCGGCGATGCTGTCGGTCGAAGCCAGCACCGGCGGCTGGGCTTTCCTGGCCCTGCTGGTAGTCCTGGCCGCCATCAGCATCGCCCTCGGCGCCGCCTGTGGCGCGGCTTACATCCTGCGCGATCCCCGCCGCTGGCGCAGCGCACGACTCACAGCCAGCCGGCTGCGCCTGGTCGTCCGCCCGCCGTTCCTCGCCCTCCAGGAGCCCGTCTGGTACGACCCGGCCAGACACCCTCCCCAGGCCGAATGGGGGCAGCGCCGGGCGCACCTAGCCCGCCTGGGTGTCAGGCAGCAGGACATTGACCACATCCTGGGCAATCGCAGCAATCTACAAACCCGCCGCGCAAGCGCAGAAAAGATGGCCGGTTACTGCAGAAGATTAAAACGAGCGGATGGATGAATGTCACTGCGAGCGCCTTATTCGAAGCAGTCCCCTGCACAGCAATGAGGAGATTGCTTCGTCCCTCGCAATGACATCTATGATGTATGAGACATGCTCTCACCACAAAGACACGGAGACACAAAGAACACCAAGTTTTTAAAAATATTTCTTAGTTTTTCTTCGTGTTTCTTGGTGCCTTGGAGCATTGGTGGTAGACAAATGTACAGACGACCTTATGGAAAGTAGCAAAATATTACACGCTACCCTGAAGCCGTTAATCCGCAGCATGCTGCAGAACGTGCTGCTGTTCGCCGAATACGGGACCGGGACCCGGCTCCGCTACTACCAGGAGGAGGTGGCGCTGGCGATCGTCAACTCGATCATCAAGCGCCAGGGGCTCACTTTTGTGGTCATCTACCCCCGCCAGTCGGGGAAGAACGAACTGCAGGCTCAAATTGAGGCCTACCTGCTGTCTCTTTTCTGCACGCTCGATGCCGAAATTGTAAAGGTATCACCCACATGGAAACCGCAGTCGCTCAACGCCATGCGGCGCCTGGAACGCGTGCTGGAGCGCTGCCTGGTCACCGGCGACACCGACCCAGGTTGGAGCAAAGAATCCGGCTACATCTACCGGGTCGGGGGTGCGCGCATCTACTTCCTCTCCGGGCAGCCCTCCGCCAACATCGTCGGGGCGACCGCCTCCACGCTGCTGCAGTGCGACGAAGCGCAGGACGTGCTGGTCTCCAAGTGGGACAAGGAAATAAGCCCCATGGCGGCTTCCACCAATGCCACGCGCGTCTTCTGGGGCACCGCCTGGACCTCCACCACGCTCCTGGCCCGCGAGAAGCGCGCCGCCCTCGAGAGCGAGAAGTTGGACGGCCTCAAGCGGGTGTTCCACATCGACGCCAACCGTGTGACCGAAGAACTGCCCGAATACGGGGTGTTCGTGGAGTCTGAGATCGCTAAATTGGGCCGCAACCACCCCTTCATCAAGACACAGTACTTCAGCCAGGAGATCGAAAGCGAAAGCGGCATGTTCCCGCCCGTACGACAGGCGCTGATGCAGGGCGATCACCCGCCCCTAGACGCTCCTGAGCCAGGATCGCTTTATGCATTCTTGATCGACGTCGCCGGTGAAGACGAGGGTGCGATGCATATCCAGGATGCCTTGCAGCTGTCATTCGACTTCCTGACCAATCCCGCCAGGGATTCCACTGCTCTCACCATTGTAGAAATCGACCTCGCCACCCTCTCCGACGACCTCATCGCGGCGCCCACCTACTTCGTCCGGCAGCGAGCGCTGTGGACCGGCGTCCGCCACACCATGCTGTACGCCCGCATCAAGGCTTTGGTGGAGCTGTGGGAGCCGCGCTACATGGTGATCGATGCCACCGGGGTGGGCGCCGGGATAAGCTCCTTCTTCGCCAACGCCTATCCCTCCAAAGTGCTGCCCTACACGTTCAACGCGGCCACCAAATCCAAATTGGGATGGGATTTCCTGGCTGTGATCGAGACCGGGCGCTTCAAAGACCACATCCGGGCGGAGGCAGGCGCGTACCCAGATCAGGAGGCCTTCTGGCTGCAGGTGCGTCACGTGCAGATGGAGATTGCGCCGGGACCGAACCGCAGAATGAAATGGTCAGTGCCGGAAAGCGCGCGAGATCCGTCCACCGGAGAACTTGTGCACGACGACCTGCTGATCTCAGCCGCGCTGTGCGCCCAGCTCGACGAATGCACATGGGGCACCACCGAAAGCGCCATCATCCTGCCCGTAGACCCATTGGTCGGTCTTCCCGAGGTATTTTGATGGCAGAACCTGTGAAGTGAAAAATCTCGCACATACATGTCATTCTGAACGGAGTGACACACGAAACAAAGGAGATCACACATGACGAACTACGAAGTAACCGGTATCGACGTCTCCAAGTGGCAGAGGGAGATCGACTGGCATAAGGCGCTCGGAGCGGGCATCTCGTTCGCCTTCATCCGCGCCTCCGAGGGCAACAAGCAGGTCGACCCCTATTTCGAGAGGAACATGGCGGAGACGGGCAGGCTGGGTATCCCGCGCGGCATCTACCATTTCTTCAAACCGGGTAAGGATTGGCGCAAGCAGGTCGAGCTGTTCTCCGCCCTTGTCGTTGGGAACGATTTCGAACTGGACGCCGCGGTGGACGTGGAATCCGATGACGGGCTGAGCAAGAACGACACGAACAACGCCCTGGCCAAGTTCGTCAGGTGGGCGGAGGAGGCCATCGCACCCAGGAAGCTGACGATCTACACCAGCGCCGGTTTTTTCAACGCCCGGCTGCCGCTCACCGGCTACGCCTGGCGCTGCCCGCTCTGGATCGCCAGCTGGACCACCGGCGCCAACCCGACGCTGCCCCGGGAATGGAGGGACCACAAGAAGACCTGGCAGTTCTGGCAGCACTCCTCGAAGAATAACGGTCTGGGTCCCGAATACGGCGTCGCCACCAAGTCGGTGGGCCTGAACCGGTACAACGGGAGCCCCGCCCAATTTAAGGCAGCCTACAGGCTGCCCGGCGACATCCCCGTGCCACCAGCGCCGCCACCGCCCCCGCCGGCAGGGGAAGCGCCGCTGTATAAGGTGCTGCCCGCTTCGCTTCACATTTTCGATCACCCTGGTGTCAGCGCCCCCATCGTCGGAGAAATCCAACACGACCAGGTCGTCCAGCTCCACGACGTGATGGGTTTGGACGAGGTGTGGGTCAAGATCGGCAGCCACCCCGACCGGTGGGTGCTGCACTCGTACAACGGGCAAAAGCTGTTGGGCAGGGTCTAGCCTATGGGACACGTAATTTTTCTCACCACCAAGACACGGAGACACAAAGAACACCAAGATTTTAAATGTTTTTCTTGGTGTCCTTGGTGTCCTTAGAGCCTTGGTGTTTTTTTCTAAATGCTCGAGCAGGATTTGCAATCCTGCTCACCGGAGGCAGCGGTGATTACAAATCACCTTAGAGCAAAAAAGTGTGTCACTCTGAGCGGAGCGAAGAGTCTCCCACACTGTCACGGAGATTCTTCACTCCACAACGTTGCGTTCAGAATGACAGGCCAGGGTTTAGCCCACCCAGTCCAGCAGATAGACCACCCAGTCCAATGGTTAGACCAGGGTGTCCAATAATTGGACCAGCAAAATTATCGAGAAAAACGGCATGAAAACAGATAAAAACTTCAAAGGATTCACCATCCCTGACGGCACCTGGCTGCCGCCCGAGATGATCGATATGCTGCCGGAGCTGGAAAAATCTCACCTAAAAGTTTTGATCGTCATCATCTACAACTACCTGCGGTCAGACGTAAATACACCCACTTCGATACGCGATCTGAGCTGTCTGACCGGCCTGGCGAAGCAATCCGTGATCATTGGGATCAACCACCTGATGGAACGGGGCCTGATCCAGCGCCGCGAGCTGGGAGGATCCTACGTCTACGAGCCGCGAGTCCAATCTTTAGACCACCAGGTTAGGTTAAGTAAAGATAGAGAGTCCCCCTCGATTGACTCTACTTTACTTGACTCTTCTAAACTTGGTGTCCTAAAAACCATGCGCAGCTTTGGCCTGTATGGGAAGACCGCCCGGCAGATCGTGGCGGACTATGACGTCGAAACTATCGAGCTCCATATCGGCTATTACCAGTACGTTGTGGACAAGGATTGGGCGCACGGACCCGGCTGGTTTGCCACCAGCATCAAAGAGGATTGGGGACCACCTGTGGGCTTCAAGCGTGAATGGAGCGACCCGACCAGGTCTTCTATGGTCGCCCGCCGCCGCTACGCCGACTTGGAGTCCGATCCGGCTAACATCTAACTTCCAATTTCTAATTTCTTCTTCACTGAGAACTAAAAACTATGGATACCTTCGACCGCTTCAAACAATACATCACCAGCCTGATTTCACCTTCCTCACCCGGGAGCCGATCCGAATCCCTGGCCTCAGTCACCGCCCGGATCGACGACTCGCCCGGCTGGACGTCGCTGACCGGCAGACCGCACGACTACGACCAATCCCAGGTTTACGACCTGTACCAGGATTCGCTGCTGGCGTGGCGCAAGAACCCCATCGCCTGGCGCATCATCGGCATCACCACGGATTACGTGGTCGGCGACAGCTTCGAAATCTCCAGCCAGAACCGCATCATGAGCAGGTTTATATCGAACTTCTGGAACCACCCCAAAAACAACCTCAGCCTGAGGCTGCCCTCCATGTGCGACGAGTTGTCCAGGGCCGGGGACCTGTTCGTGCTGTTGTTCCGCAACAACCAGAACGGCATGAGCTACATACGTTTCGTGACCAAGGACGGCATCGTAAAGATCGAGACCGCCGAGAACGATTGGGAGACCGAGACCGCCTTTTACGAGCAGGGGGAGGGCGGCGAACCCAAAAAGTGGTATTCACCCGACCACCCGGACGCCGGTGAACAGGCGGCGATCATGCTGCATTACGCCGTCAACCGTCCCATTGGCGCCTTGATGGGCGAGTCGGACCTGACCACCATGATCCCCTGGCTGGTGCGCTACTCGCGCATGCTGGAAGACCGCGTGCGCCACCATTGGGCAGTGCGGGCGTTCCTGTGGCTGGTCACGGTGCCAACCAACAAGATCCAGGAGAAACGCGAGCAGTACCGCAATCCGCCCGAAGCCGGCACTGTCATGGTCAAAGACGAGACCGAAGTTTGGGAGGTCGCTTCCCCAACCCTGCGCGGCGCCGATGCAGCTCACGACCTGCGGGCGGTGCGGGGCATGATCGATGCAGGGTCCGGGTATCCGCCGCACTGGCGCGGGGAGCCGGGTGAGGCCAACCTGGCCACAGCCACCGCCATGCAGGCGCCCACCGAACGCCACCTGCTGCGCCGGCAGCAGTATTTCGCATTCATCCTGCAGGACATACTGTTCCATGCCTACCAGCGCGCCAGGGGATTGGGTTTGGTGGGGAAAATCGCCAACCAGAACTATTCGCAGCTGTTCACCGTCTCCGTGCCCGATATCTCTCGCGCCGATAACGAAGTACTGGCTCGTTCGGCCAGGGATATCACATTGGGCTTAGAGACCCTGACTGGCCAGCTTCCGGGGACTTCGGAGACCTTCACCCGGCAGGCGCTGCGATTGTTCTTTAAATTCTCCGGAGAGCCGCAGCCCGAGGATGTCATCGAGACTATCTACCGTGAAGCACGGTCCAACGCCGGTCAAAACCCAACAACTCCGTTTGGTGACTCTCAAGCCTGATCACCCGGACAATCGCCCACCCTCACCCGTATCCGAAAGGAGCACTTATGGAACAACCCGTTGAAAGCAAAGTTTCACTCCGCCTGCAAACCGGCAGCCTGGTACTGGGCGTCGCACGGCGGGTCTACGCCTGCCGCTTCGTGCGCGCGGGCCCGGTGCGCGGCGCCGGAAACAGCCCATCCAACATAATCATCGAAACCGGGGCGTTATCGGACGCCGTTGTGCAGGGGTTGTTCGACGCCAAACCCGTGTTCGTCGATCACGCAGGGCTTTTCGATTACCCGTCCCTGCAGAACTTGGCCGGCGTCACGCGGGGCGTCACCTGGAACGCACACGAATGCTCCGTGGATGGTGAGATCAAACTCTACGACAACCACGTGGGGACATCGATGGCGCACCTGCTGGACCAGATCCTGGAAGACGATCAACCGCCGGATGTGGGTCTCTCGATGGTCTTCTACCCCCAGTGGGCGCCGAGAGATAATTTTGACGACCCCCGCCGCATCACGTGCATCAAGCATGTCGAATCAGTCGACATGGTCTTCGAGCCGGCCGCCGATGGGCGCGTGCTCGAAGCGCTCTCAACCCAACATTTAAAACCTGACCGTAAATATGGGAGAGGTGGTGTATTTGAGGCAAGGATACCCCCACAAAACACCACCAACCAATGTTTTACGGACAGGCGCTTGATTAACACACGCCCGGACAGCAACCCCCCGGGCGGAATCGACGACAATCCATCCAACCAGATCAGCAAAGGAGAAACCCCAATGACTGAAGAGAATACCGTCCCTGTGAAGGCAAATGTTCAAGGCCAACCCGAACCAACTGCTCCGGAAAACGAAACCAACCACGCCGAGCCGGCGGCTGAATGGCTGTCGGCGCTCGGTCAATCCACCACCCGAGCCATGATCCAGGCCTCCGGGCTTCCGGCCGAGTCGCAGTCACACCTCCTGAGGAACGATTACGTTTCCCCGGAGGAGGTGGCTGGGGCCATCGAGCGTGAACGTGAATACCTGGCCGCTCTGCAGGAGAACAGCGTGATCCAGGTGGGGAACAGCCCGCCGCGCGGCGGCGAGGTCTCCGCGGTGCGCTGCTCCCTGGACCAGATCCGCGAGGCCTACGAAGCGCTGTTGGAAGGCGTACGTCCGGCTAACGCCCAGCCGCTCTCCGGTGTACGCGAGCTGTACACGCTGCTCAGCGGCGACTACGAGATGACCGGCGTCTTCCACCCTGACCGCATCCAGTTTGCCAACGTCACCACATCCACCATGGCAAACCTGACCGCCGACCTGCTCAACAAGCGCGTGATGGCTGAGTTCGCCAGCTACCCCCAGTGGTGGACGCCGATCGTCAACATCGAGGACTTCCCCAACCTGCAGGACGTCAAGTGGATCGTACTGGGCGGTGTGGGCGAGCTGCCGACGGTCGCTGAAGGCGCGGCCTACACGGAGCTTTCCTGGGACGACCAGAAGGAGTCGGACGCCTTCGTGAAGAAAGGTGGCTACCTGGGGATCACGCTGGAGGCCATCGACAAGGACGACACCGGCCGGCTGCGGGCTGCACCGCGCGCGCTGGCGCAGGCTGCCTGGCTCACGCTGAGCAAATCGGTGGCCGAGATATTCACCGTCAATTCCGGCGTCGGCCCGACCATGCAGGACAGCCTGGCATTGTTCCACTCGACCCACGGCAACCTGGGCACCTCCGCGCTGAGCGTCTCCAGCTGGGTCGCAGCTCGCACCGCCATGCGCAAGATGACCGAGGTCAACAGCGGCGAACGCCTGGGAGCCCTGACCGCGCCCAGGTTCCTGCTGGTGCCGCCCGACCTGGAGATCACGGCTCTGCAGGTGCTGGCCAGCGAGTACGATTACACCTACGCGCTGAGCAACGGCACCGCCGCGCCGGTCAACGCGGTCACGCAGGGGGACGACCTCAACGCCCGCATGAACTTCGCCCGCTCGCGCGTGGTGGTGGTCGACCTGTGGACTGATGCCAACAACTGGGCGGCCGTTGGCGACCCCAACCTGTACCCCACCATCGGTCTCGGCTTCCGCTACGGCCGGGTCCCGGAAGTGTTCAGCGTGGCCTCCCCCACCGCAGGCCTGATGTTCACCAACGACACCATGCCGGTCAAAGTCCGCTTTTTCTTCGCGACAGGCCCTATCGATTATCGCGGTCTGTATAAAGCGAATGTGGCCTAACAGTGGCAAGCAGTTATTAGCATTTAGCTTTTAGGTAAAAGCCAACAGCTGACAACTAACAATCACAAATCAAAAATAGGAGTCTCTATGAACCGCATCTTCCAAACTTCCTTCCACATTCCAGGCACCCTATCCGCCAACGCGCTTATCGAATGGACAGCCCCGTTCGACTGCCAATTGATCCACATCTCCGGCGTGGCATCCAACGATTCCGACGCCACGCTCGAGGTCGGGACCAGCGCCGACGCCGATCTGTACGTCGTCTCAGCCGTGATCGGCGACAGCGGGACGCCCGCCGAGTGGGCGCGCACCGATTTCGTCGGTGACCAGTTCCCGCACATCGCTGACGGCACGATCCTGTCCGCAGCCCTCGACTATGACGGCAGCAGCGGCACTGCGGCGGCCGACTTCACCCTGGTGCTCACCTTCACTGAGGGGTAAGCGTCCATCATCAGATGTTAAGTTGGTCTGCAGTTCGACTGCAGACCAACGATGATCGATCCACCGTTATGCCGCGCACTCACATAATTGATGTATGCGATTTTTTCACCACAAAGGCAGGAATGAATTCCAAGGCTGATATATAAAACATGTTGAAACATGTTGCCAATGGCCGCAGTGCCACTGCGATTTACGAAGAACGCTGGAGCAGTCTAGCGAATGTGTCATTGCGAGCCCAGCGGGAGCTTGGCTCGCAATGACAGGCTAAAAGCTAACCAGCTAAACGCTAACAAGCTAATGGTTAACAGCTACTGCCAATTGATAACTGCCAACAACAATCACAAATCAAAAATCTAAAATCAGAAATCAGGAGTCCCCCATGACAAACCCCTCCCGCGTCCTCACCGGCACTGAACAATACGGCTCGCGCGCCGTCACCGCCGACGGTTCAGGCAGCGGCGATTACGTCACGATCCAGGCCGCCATCGATGCCGCCCAATCGGCCACCCCGGCCGCCGGTTCGCGCTGGCTGGTGCGCGTGGCGCCCGGCGAATACCAGGAGCCGCTCACGCTCTACGACTACATCGACATCGCCGGTTTCGGCGCCGGTTACTCGTCCCATCTTTATTCCCCCGCCAACCAGGCCGCCGTCACCAACGGCGCCGAAGCCACCCTCTCCAACCTGCGCCTGGGCGGCGAAAACGATCCCGTCATCCAGACCGGCGCATCCTTCACCGGCGTCATGCGCTTCGTGGACTGCGTCAGTGACACCGACCATGACGAAGTGATTCTGTTCCAGCTCGTCTCCGGGGAAGTGCAGGTGACCGGCTGCCACCTGACCAGCCAGGGCCGGGTCTTCTACCTCACCACCGGCACGCTGAAAATATGCGACTCCACCTTCACCCGCGACGGTGGCGAAAACGAACCGCCGCTCGAGATCGCCGGGGCGGCCACGGTCGAAGCCCACCGCAGCAGCTTTCTCAACAGCGGCTCCGGCGGCGGGGCAGCGGTCAAGATCACCAGCGCCCCGACATCGGCGGTCTTCCACCACTGCCTTTTCCGCAAGGCCAGCGGCTCCTACAGCCTGGACACCACCGTCACCCCGACCGTCCACATCTCCAACAGCGCCGCCAACGCGGCAGTGAACCCGGCCATCACAGGCACGCATGATTTGCAGGTGGACGCAAACTATTAATTCAGAAATTAGATATTAGATTTTAGATGTTAGAAAAAATCTAATATCTAACTTCTAACATCTTTATCTATCAACCGAGAACTCCCCATGTCCCGAACCGCCACCTCCCACATCACCACCAACACCACTGTGCATACCGGAAAGGGAACCGTCATCTCGCTGATCATCAACCACAGCGAGTCCACGGCACAAACGGTCACCCTGTACGACAGCCTGGTCGCTTCCGGGGCCGTGCTGGCCAGCTTCCAGGTCTCGCCCGAGGCCTCCCCAAAGCACATCGTGTTCCCGGCCCCCTACTACCTGCGCTTCACGGCGGGGCTGACGGTTGAGCCGGGCAATTGCGCTGTGCTGGTAACGAGCGCCGGAAGCTAGATTTTAGATTTGTGATTTCCCTACCAGCTACCGACTACAAGCTGCTTCATTGAACACTGAGGACTAACTCCCCATGACAACTCGACAATCCCTCCGCTCCCTCTGCCGCCGCCGACTCGGCGACAGCGCCTCCCCCACCCACTGGTCCGACCTGCAGATCAACCAGTGGATCAACGACGCCATCGCCGAGCACTCGATCCACTTCCCGCGGTTGGTGAACGAAACCATCGCCTGCTCTGACGACGACCGCACTTACGACCTGCCGTTTAACTTCCTGGGCGCCGTTTCCGTGGAATATCCCGCCGGCCATGACCCGCCCCAATATATTTTCCGCCGCGAGCACACCCGGGCAAATTTCTGGGAAGTGAACGGTTATTACGATATCGTGCGCCGCGACGACTCCGGCGACGTGGACGAGATCTGGATCTCTGAAAAGCCAACCACCGGTGAAGAGATCGAAGTCATCTATTCATCCGAGCACGCCTTCCTGGACGACGACTCCGACCAGTGCACGGTCCTCGACCGCCATCTGGAGCTGATCGTGCTCTTCGTGCGCTGGACCGCTTACCAGGAGCTGGCCGCCCAGGAAAGCGCCGACCCCGATCCCACCAGCCAGCACGCCGCCGTCCTGGCGCTCAACGTCCACCGCGCGGGGAAGGAATACCAGGAGGCGCTAAAGGGGTGGCTCGCCGCCGAAGCGGAAAGCGCTACCGCCGTTTGGTCAATGGATGCACACGACCGAATCTATTAGTGGTGCCTGGAATATCACGCGGTTGGATCTCCCCTACGATAGTCCGTATTTGGTAATAGAGGCAGCTTACCTCACCAGTGATGCAGAAATCTATATCCCCCTGAAGAATCGCCTGCCTTTATAGAGAACATTTTGACGATTATTGCTAGCTCTTTACCAGGCTCAATCGGATTATCGAAGGAATAGCGGATAGTGTTACTTAAAGATGAGTGCTCGAAATCAGAAAACTTTGGGATGCTCGTTTCGACAACAAGACCTTCGAAGAATTCGCCTGCAAAAATCTATCTTGATGAGTTATTGTAGTTATTATTATATGCCTCAAGCCAGTTATCAGCATACGACTGAACGATGGGTAAACCTAATGTGTTGTGGCTTCTACACCAGCATAATAAATACCAATGACTTCAACTCTTGTCGGTCTTTATTTACGCCCCTTCCAAGGATTGCTATAATTTCGAAAACTAAATCGATAGCCCTCGTATATTGCAATGCCATAAAACAAAAAATCGATAGTGGTAAAAGTTTCCATCATCAACTCAAATGTCTTCGCATAGTTAAATTGACTTAGCATCTCCACATATCCGATTTCAAGAACTTGTGCCAAAAATCCTATTGATGCTAAAAAGTTCCCAAGTAATACACTTATTAACGCAATTATCCCTCCGGCTACCCCAAATACTTTGTCTATCCCCATTCCCATTTTTCGTACCCCATATCCCACCAAAAAGCCCACGCCTACTGCCAACAAGCCAATTTGATATTCTGTAAAATAAGTTATTGCTGCCCACAATGCTGCTCCAATTAATCCCCCGGCGATTCCCCCAATGATTCCAAGCCCTAAATTTTGCTCAAGTTTTAAATTTTCATTTCTTGCATCTTCCATATGCTCATTTATTTGGTTATTTGATCCATTCATTGGCTGGTTATTTGATTCTTCCATTTCCTCTCTCCTTTAAGACATATGGTTTCTAACTGGTAGTAATTGCTACTATTGTTCTACATACAAACTCAAAGACAAAGTCTTTGAGTCCATCCACCAGACGTATGGACAAGCACACCAGGTGGTATTGTTCGACTCTGTTACCTTCCCCCACCCGCGCAGGCACAGGCGCATCCGCCGCCGCCGCCCCCACCGTCACCGGAACCCAGCGAATCGAAGAAATCACTCGTCGCCTTATCAAACCCGCTCAAATTCACGATACCGCTCTTCCCTGGCCCGATCTGCAATTTTCCCGGCATGATGGAGGAAGCCATAGCCCCGGTGGTGTTTTCTACCCACCCGGCAAACCCGGCGGCAACGTGGCTAAATCCGGGCGCGGCGTCGATTGAGCTCGACGCAGGCGCCCTCTCCTCATCTGGAAAGGCTATCTCAGTTGT